CTCCACCGTTGGCCTTCACCTTGTCCGCGCCAGCCCCGGAACCAACCCGCAGCCCTTCGATCGCGTCGAGCCGGTTCTGCCGTTTCTGTGCGATGACCTCCGGGCCGTCTCCGGGCACCGGGAAATATTGCTGTTCCGCGTTGGCGAATTCTGCATCGCTGATCACCGCGCCGCTTTCGCGCCGCAGTTGCGCATTGATGAAATTGCGCTTGGCCTGGTCAAATTTCTGGTAATCCTCACTCTTGAAGAAGTTGCCCCCAGGAATCATGTCGGCGGTTCGGCCAACGATGCTCGTGCCCTGCTTTTCCAGTTCGCCCAGCACTTGCTCCGCCCGTTCCGCTCGGATCAGATATCCAGTTGTCTTGCCTTCCTCGACCGTAAGCGGCCTTCCGGTGACGCCCGGTCCCTGCTGCACGGAGAACCCCCCCTGACCGTCAGAGGTGATCGCCATGCCACTCGGCGGATTATTCGGATAAAACCGTCCGGTCTTCTCGTCCACCTGTCCCGCGACCGCGCCATACTGCGCCGCTTCTTCTGGCGTGGCGGCGCGGAATGTTTGGGAACCACCCGCCAATTCCGCCTGCTTGCCCCGCGCGGCCAGAACGTCCGCTGCGCCGAGGAACCCGGCAAGGATCGCGTCCCGGCTTTCGAACGGAAACTGCTGCGGGTCCATGCCGTTCTGCGCCAGCACAGCGTTCCACGCCTCCGGTGTCTGCGCCATCATCGCCGCCTGCATCCCGGCATTGATCTTCGCGGCTTCCGCCGCCGCCTGTTCTGCCGAAATGCTGCGCGCATATGCATCCGCCTGTCGCGCGCCCTGCTGCTTGGCAAGATCAAGGTTCTGCAACTGCACATCCATGCCCTGCCGCGCGCTTTGCTGGTTCAGCCGCTCGCCCTGAATGCCAAGCGCCGCCTGCGGGCTGATCCCGGCCAGCGCGTTCAAGGCGTTCTGATCGCCTGCGGCAATGCCCGCGCCCTGCGACCGATACAGGTCCGCAAGCGCGTTCTGCTGATGCAATTCATTCGCGCGCTGCGCGGCAATCGTCCCGCTGTCGATCGCCCCGATGACATTCGGCGCCTGCCCGGCCAGAATGATCCGCGGGTCCATTTGCATGTTAAAAGCCCCTGTTCATGAACGATGCCGGATCAAGTTGCAGCGCGTTGTAGCGCCACTGTTGCGCTTCGGGAGACTGCGCGCCGGCCAGCACATTCGTTGGCGCCATCTGCGGTCCTGGCGCTGCCGATTGGTAGGGCTGGCCGCCCTGCTGCATCGCTGGCGCCGCAGGTGCAGACCCGGTGTGGTTTCCGCCGATCTGGAAATGCACCCCGTCACGCAGGCTTTTCCAATCGCCGCCCCAGACGAAATCGTCGTAGCCCAGTTCCGATGCGACCCGCTTTGCCTCGTCCGCGATCGGACGATAATGCTCAAAGTCGTAGTCGGCTTTTCCATCCGCGCCGGGGATGAAGATGTCCAGCGCGTTGCCGTGAAGATGCTTGCTGTTCTGGGTCTGAGACTTTCCAGCCGCGACATACTCGCGTTGCTTTTCCGCCGTCCGCATCCCCTCGGAAATCTCGAATGGAATGCCGGTGCGCTGCCGCGTGATTTGCAGGATTTTCACCAGTCGCGGATCAACCCCGCTGATCCTGGTCTGGGATGTGGCGTTCCAGTCCATCAGTAGACCCCGCTTTGCAGCCGGTTCCCGGCAAGCGAGTTGGTCTGCGGCCGGTTCAGGCCCTGCTGATACTGCCACGCGCTCAGGCCGTTGCCGATCGCGCTGTTCCATGCATTGCCGACGCCAATCGCGCCTGCCGCACCCGCGTTGCCATAGTTTGCAAGAGCATTCGATCCGCCCTGTGCGAAGTTCGCGCCCGCCGCGCCTTGCATCGCCGCAGCGTTCTGCCCGCTACCGGACATGCCGGCGAGGCGGCTCAGGTAATTGCCATAGTCCTGCTGCACCACGCCTGTCGTGTAGTCGGTCTGCGCCTTGATGGTATTGCCGCTGAACACGTTGCCACGCGCCGCCGCGCCGCGGTCCAGTGTCGCCGTGCCTTCGCGCATCTGAAACTGTGCGCCCGGCGTCATCATGTAGCCGCCGTATGCCGTCCCGCCGGTCCGGTGCGAATTGGCGTAAGCTTCGGCCTCGGCCCGCGTCGCAAACGTCATGTCGCCGACGCGGAACGATCCCGGCGTTCCCGCCGTGCCGCCGCCGAACCCGCCGACCGTCCCCGGCACCGCGCTGATGCTTTCGATCCCCGGCGTTGACCCGCCGATCATCGGGCGCTCGCCAAGCCCCAACTCGAACGCCAGCGCGTTCTGCGCATCCAACCCGCCGTATTGCCACGGCTGCAACCGGGCAGAACTCTCGTCATAAATCCGCTCTTGCAGATCGAATTGACGATTGGCCGCGTTCTGTTGATCTTTCCGCGCCCTGTTTGCCGCGCCCGCCTGAATGACGCCGCCCGCGATGGAGGCGATCCCGCCGATTAGTCCTGCTGGCATTTCGACCACCCCGTCATGATTATTTCGCCGTCCTCATACGGAAACCGGCCATCTTCCCTGAACCCGCACCGCTTCGCCAGCGCCACCGCCAACGGCAGGCGGGAAGGTGTCCACGCGATGACCCTTTCAGGACTGCGCGCCGCCCAGAACTCGTTCAGCACCGCCCGCGCGTGGGGTTCCAGACCGCCGACCCGCTTGGCGCCGATATGGATTACCCACGTTCCGACCAGCGGCCCCGGCACGAATATCCCCAGAAACGGCCCGTCCGCCCAATATTCAAACACATCGTCCGGCAGCGTTTCCGGGTCGAACCCGAACAGCCGCTGCTTCGGGTCGAGGAAAAACGTTCGCGCCTCGTGGGCCGTGATCTTCACGGGTGGAAGACCTCCAGCGCCGCCACCCGCGCCGTCAGTGCCGCATTCTCGGATTCCAGTGCCGTGATCCGCCGTTCCATGTCCGCTAGCAGCTTGTAACCTTCCATCGTCATCCTGCCGTTGACAACGTAGGTTTCTTGCAGGTTCGGCTTGTATGTCATGTCAGGACCACCTCTGCCTCAGCCCTCAAAAGGACGTCTGCCGCGTCGGAATAGGCCACCTCTGCCGTCCACCACTGCGCCCAGCCCTGCGCCCGCAGCCGGGTGTGGCGCGTGTAATTGCCTTGCGACCCCACGCCGATCTGCTTCTCTGGCCCCCATGTCCGGCCCCTGTCCTTCGACAGCCGCACCATCAGATGCGGCTCGGCGCTGAACTGCCCCGCATTGGCTACAAACTCCATCAGCGCCAGCGTTCCGGCGACTTCCAGCGTCCGGCTTGTCGCCACCCGCCGCATCGGCGCCCCGGCATCCGTATTGACCCGCGCCAGCGTCAGGATGGCGCCCAAGTCAGTGCCGACCTTCCATCCGCCATAGACATTCACCGCCGACACAACCGGCCACGGGTCGCCGTCAACGCCATAAGCCCGATTATGCCACTCGCCGGTAGAAATGTCGTAAACCCAGGCAGGACGGCTCTGGAACCGGATCGCGCAAAACTTGTGCCCTTCGTCCTCGTAAAAAAAACACCGCGTTGGCTGGCCATATCGAATGTCTGTCTCTACCGCCGGGATGCTGACCGGAGTCGGTTGTCCGCCGCCCGTCAGATAGACGATGTTGTCATCTCCGACAAAAAACGCGCCGCCGTCGATCTTGACCACCAGCCCGAACGCCTTCAGTCCGGTTTCGATCAGCCCGCCCGCCATTGGCAGGAACCCGGACGCATCTGGATACCACAACTCGATGCAGGTTTCCTTGAACAGCCAGAGGTTTCCGTTGATGCCCATTGCCCGCACAAGGTTGTCGTCGCGCCCCTCAGCAGTGGCGTAGTCCAGCCCATTGATCGTGAGAGGGTCCGCGACTGCGGTCCACTGGAACCGCCTTCCGCCCAACTCCGTCATCACCGTCTGTTGCGCGACCGTCACCACCGACCCGACAGCATCGAATGCGCCGCCGCCCGGCGTATTCAGCCCCGCGCCGTCATAGACGTAATACTCGCCACCGGCAGACACACAGACCGAACCGTTGTTGCCGCAGATCGTCGCTTCGCCGTCGAGGACAGGCCCGCGCGTGAATGCCGTGCCGTCCCCGGAAATCTCCATCAGGGTTTCGCCGCAAACCACCCACAACTGTCCGTCTACCGTCGCCATGTCGCGCAGAAACACTCGACTCAGGTCCGTGAACGCCACCGTGCCCGGCACCGATTTCAGGATGTATCCCGCTTCTGTCTTTTCGCGATAAAGGTTGACCAGCCGCGACGTCTCCGCCGTCGGGTTGTCGGTGTCCGCGCGGCTCTGTCCGACAAACTCGATTACCGCCACAACGGCTGCCTCGGCACCACGCCGTCAAGCGTTACAGGCTCGACCGCAGCAAACGCCGCCTGCAACTGCCGCTTGAATTGGTCCGCATCGAACGTGCGCGGGCGCATGTAAGTCGGAGACATGCGCTCGGCAAGCAGGAAGGATGCGCCTTCCCTAAATGATCTGGGCAACTGGAACGAATCCGCCGCCGCTGCATCCGCCACGCCCGTGTAAATGCCCTGCAATTCCCAGCCGGCGATCATGTCATTATAGGCGATCAAACCATTCTCGGCCGTCGCGGTGTCCGGCACTTCATCATGCGCGGTGATCCCCGCCAGCCGCGCCGCGCGGGTCACGATATCCAGAACTGTTGTCATGTCCGCCCCCAGCAGCAGAAAAGCGGGGCCATGACAGCCCCGCCCGATATTGTCACGACGTCAGGACGTCAGGCGCCCGCCGAGACGCGGGTCAATGACCACCGCCTTGTAGAGCATGTCGAAGCGCATGGTTTGATCCAGCGTCTTGCCGTCAACAAATTCAGTCACCGACACAGTGACCCGATTGCCGGATTTGGTGGACGTGTTCACCCCGTTGTTCTTCGGGATATCCAGCGCGCGCGACACCAGCGTCATCGCGCGGGGGTGCATCAGCAGCGACTGCTTGTAGGTCGTCGCGGCGGTTCCGGTCTTCATGGTAATCGCCACATCGTCTGCCGGAGCTGCGCTGACGGTCTGGTAAGCCCCGCTGATGATGATCGGCGGCGAGATGGTCAGCGTGGCCGGCCCGGTAGACGCCCCGGAGTCGGCGTCCGCCAGGATCGTGAACGTTTGCAGTCGCCCGGTCGAAACGCGACTGACCGGGTTGACCGCATAGACGCCTGGGATCGTGAATACGTCGCCCGCCTTGACGACGCCTGTCACGCTGTTCGCCCAGCCCTTCGTGACCAGCGTCTGCGACCAAGTTTGCTTCGAAGCCGCGTAGGTGACATTCTGGCTGGCGCCATTGATCTTCGGCGTCCCGCCCAACGCGCCGACCGTGTGCGCCGGGGCATGAACCCACTCGTAGTTGGTGAAGCCGGCATAACGCCCGAACTCGGCCATTTCGATTGCGGTCTTGGCAATGCCTTGCACGAACACGCCTTTCAGCCCGTCCGCCAGTTCCAGCGTGGCGTCCGTGCCGTGCAGAGCGATCCGCCCGGATTGCGGCACCGCGCCATCCGTCAGGACCGAACCCATCCCGCCCAATGCCTTGAACGTCGCCGGCACCGTGCCCGGCGTTCCCGTGAAGTGGTAGAACTTCGGATAGAGCGATGCGATGTGCGTCTCGATCTTGTCCTTCATCGTCACCATCGCGGGCTTGATGACGTCTTCCGAGAACCGGTCGAATGACAGGGTTCTCTCCTTGGCGGTGATCTTGACCGCGACAGTCGCTGTCTGGTCGAGTGTGATCGGCACCGTGCCCTGCTGGATGTCTTCATTGTAGGACGAGATATCCAGATTGTTGTCCTGCCCGATGTATTGCGTCGGGCGACGGATGTTGATCGTGTCGCCGAAGGCGCCGTATTCGTCGGCGTAATCGACGCTGATCTTGTTGCCCGCCACAAGCTCGTTTTCGAGGATCATCAGCCCCTCGTTGAGAACTTTCGAGGTTGTGTAGAAAGCGTTAGACATTTCGTTTGTCCTTTCAGACCTTGCCGCCGGATTCCCGCCAAGTGCGCCATTCCTGCGGCGTCATCTTGTCCGGGTCCTTCCCAGCCGATGCTTTGCCCCTTACGGGTGCAATCGGATCGGGAGCGGTTGTTTCGGTGCGTGGTTTCGGACGGGTTACGCGGGCCTCGATTCGGCCCAATTCGCGCGCCGCCTCTAGCGGGGCCATCTGGGAGATTTGCCGTGCAAGCGCCGGGTTTTTCCCGAGATAATAGGCAACATCGGCGGCTTGATCGCTTTCAATGACCATTTCCGCGATGTGCGGGGCGACAACATCAGAGCGACTTGCAACGGCGATCACATCATCAAAGTCGGCATACGACTTCTTTGCTTCTGCCCTTTGCTCTCCATACGCTTCCATCCGCGTCCGCATGCGCTCTTCTGCAAGAGCCTGTGCGCGGCGTTCGGCGTCGGTCGCCCGTTCTTCCAGTTCTCGGCCACGTTCATTTGCGTCTTCCTCGCGCTGCTTGTGCAGCGCACGGTTGATGCCGAACGGGTCGTCCGGATCGTCTTCCCTCGGCGGCGCTTTGCCCTTGACACGGGCCAGGAGTTGTTCGTTCTGGCGGCGAAGTTCCACCGCCTCACGTCGCGCACTGGCCGCATCTTCCTTCAGCTTCTGTTCATGTGCCTTGCGGCGTTCCCGGCGTTCCTTGGACCGGGTTTTTGTCTCGTCCTCTCCGTCCGCATGCGCGTCGGCGGGCTGGTCATCCTGGTCATCGTCCTGCCCTTCTGTCTCCGGGACCTGATCGGTCGCGGGCTTGTCGGTCGCCGCATCAAGGGCAACATCGTCATCTTCGTCCATTTGTCATGGTCCTTGGAATGCCGCCACCTGCCGGGGCGGCTGTTGCGTCACGCCTTGCAGCGTCCGAATGACCTCTTGCGACACTGCGCCTCGGATCAATTCGTCAAGTCGGCCTGTCTTCGCGGCCAATTCCAACTCGGCGGTATCCGCCTCGATTGCGGCTTTCTTGGCGTCTGACGCGGCCTTCTTGGCATCCGCCTCCGCCTTCGCCGCCTTGGCCTCGGCTTCCCGAGCGGCGGTTGCTGCCTCTTGTTGCCGCGCAGCCTCCTGTTGCTGTGCGGCCTGCTGCTGCTGCATCATCGCCTGCTGCTCTTCCGGCGTCGGGTCGTCTTTCTCGACAATCCCAGGCGGCAAAATCTTCGCCACACGGTCCGCCACCTTGTCCGCATCCGGCCAGTCCTGCGCCCTGACAATAAGGTCAGGCGCCGCTTGGCCGACTACCGGCATTGCATTGAGAAGGCCAAGCATTCCCTCCCGCGCCTCCTGCCGCTTTGTCGCGTAGGACGGCCCGACCGAAATCCGGACGTCATACCTGCCGACGGTCACGTCATTGACCGGCTGCGCGCCGTCCGGCCCGAAGATCACGTCATTGATCGTTTCCATCTGTTCCTGATCGTCAGCGCCAAGAATTCGCACAACGCGCTTCGTGTCGTAGACGCGCGCGATCATATCGACCAGCACCTTTCCGGTCTGCACCACGGCCTTGACCATGTTGTCGGCATAAACCGACGTGCTGTTCTGGCTCTCCGATTGGCGCCGCTGGATCGCAACTCCGCTTGTTTCGTTCGACCTTGCGCCGAGGCTGGCATCGTAGATGCCGGTCGTGCGCTTCATGTCCTCAGCGGCGATTTGCGTCTCGGCAATGACCGCCGAGGACGGGATCGGCGGCGGAACGCGCGACGGCGGCGGCGCATTATCATCCGGGTTGTAAAGCAGATAGGGCCGGTTTTTCCGGTTCGCTTCGTTCCAGATCGGCTCGAGCCCGGCGACTTGCTGCGGCGTCGCAAGATATGGCGCCTTCGGTTGCAGCATCATGATTTCGATCGCGGTTGATCGCGCGTAGTTGTAGAGCCGCTGCGCGTCCTTGGCGAACCGGACCACGCTCGACCGGTATATCGCATCGCCCACGTGCCATTCCTCGCCCGTCACCGAAACAACCGGAATGTAGCGGCTGGGGATATCAACCGGCCCTTCCAGGATGTCGGTGCCGCTGATCTTTGCCCACCTCACATATGGTTCCTTGACCGTCCGCGTCCTGGTGACATTCATCGGCGGCTTGGGATCGCGCACAACCTGTGCCGGGATCGGGTTTCCGAAGATATCCACGCTCTCCGGGATAAGCCCGATCTTGTATTCCTTTTCCTCGACCCAGAAATATTCCGCCACCATGACGGTATCGCCAGTCGACCAATTCAGCACGTCGGTTGCGGCGGCCTCCTCGCCGATGCCGTCTGCCGATTTCTTTGGATATGCCGACTCGAAGTCCTTGCGCTTCATCTGCTCGACGATGAAGCAGTATCGCGCGTCCTTGCGGGTGCTGTCCTTCGCCGCTGGGTCCCAGAATACCGCGAAGGGATTGTGGATCCGCTCGATGATCAACTCTTGATCGAACGTAGCGCCGTCCACGTAGTCCGCGCGCACCCGCCAGTGCCCGATGCCGCAGGCGGCGGCGCTTTCGGCTGCGGCTTCATAGACGCTTGGCGCGTCCGCCGCATATTCGATGCTACGGATCATGCCTTCCATGATCTCAGCCGTGTCCGTGCTGGCCGCTCCGTCTGCCGCCAACACTCGTATCGCCGGGTTCAGGTCGCGGATTTGCCCCGTGACGGTCCGCACAATGGCGCTCAGCCCGTTGACCGTCACGCAAGGCCTGTTATCGGCTTCCCTGACCTTTCGCGCGTCTTCGTCCCATTGGTCCACCGTCAGCATGCGCATGTCGTCTTCTGCCATGATCCGATTCGGCAGATCGGCGTCATAAGCAGCCGCGTAGCGGTCCAGCGCGTCGGAATGAATCGTCATGCCGACGCCCACCCGCCGCCGGCCCCTGTTTCGTATTTCGAGAGGTCCACCCGCGGCGTCACCATGCCCTGGAACAGTTCGGCAAATGCCCATACCAGCGCGTCAACGCGGTCCGGGCTTCCGTCGCCCTCGTAGCCTGCCGTCGTCATCTGTGTCATCTGCTCTTCCAGTTCCGGGAACACGCCGGCATGCTGAATGCGGCCTTGCTCGTAAAGCGCCGCGATCGGCTCCGCCCGGACATGCTTGCCTCTGGTGGCCCGAACCTCGATGATGTTCGCGTTCGGGTCCACTGTGCGGATCGTGTGCTTTACCATGTCGCCGCCCTGATTGACTTCGACCACAATCGCGTCCGCCGAATATTCCCGATACAGCGACACCGCGCGCCGCGCCCATTCCGACGGGCTGCCTGACAGACTGGCGTCTGAAAGCAGCACCCCGCGCTTGTCTGCCGTCCGCCCTGCTACGATTATCCCATGCTCGTCGCTGCGCTCGGTGTCTGTCACAGCCGGGTCAATCGCCACCACGATCCGATCACATTCCGGGGCATCGCGGAGACGGTAAGTGTCGATCCCCGACAGCGTCCAAAGCGCGCCCGGCAGATCACCGAGGATTTCCGCCTCAAGTTCCTGCCTGCCCAGCCGGGTGCCAGCGTATTTTTCCCGCAGCCGATCCAGCGCCGCCGGGGCGAGGTTGGCGGCATTGTCAAACGTGCTGCCACGTGTCAGGTGCGTGCGTGGCCCCGTCACGAGCGTCTTGATCAGAGCCGATGGCTTTGGTGTGGTCGTGACCACGACTTGCGGGCGATCCCCCAGGCGCAGCCCGAAAAGCAGTTGATCCCATGTCTCCGGGTATTTCCACGCGGCCAGTTCGTCCGCCCAAGCCCTGTGATGCTGCGGACCTCGCAGCCGCTCAGGTTCCTCCGCGGAGAACGCCTTGAATCGCGACCCATTCACCAGGATCAATTCGCCTAGGCTGCGGTTCCAGGCCTTGATGCACTTCTGCGGCAAGACGCCAAGAAGCCCGCTTTCACCCTCGATACAGGTGTCCCTCGCGTCTGCTGCTGTCGGCGCCACCACTGCGATCCGCGCGCCGGGGTTTGCCAGCCCATGCCATCCCGCGTCCTCGGCGCCCGTCCGTGTCTTCCCCCATCCGCGCCCGGCAAGGATCAGCCAAGTATCCCAATCCCCGGCGGGTGCGATCTGGTCGGGCCGCGCAACGTCGAGCCAGTCATTCCGTGCTGTCAGCGCCGCCCTCTGTTCCGGGCGCAAAGCCTGCCAGTCGGCCAGCAATTCGGGCGAATGCTTCATCGGCGGATACATTCATGATGTGCTCCCCTTCCGGCCCGGGGCCGACGACGCGCTGCGTGTCGTTCCACTCCTCCGGAGCAGCATTTTTCAAAGCGAAGATGCGGCTTGTGACCTGCGGGCCTGTCTTTGCGGCGAGCAGCCCTCGTTCAAGAAAAATAGCACGTTTGGCCTGCCCACGCCTTACCGCTTGCAGAAATTCAGGCTGTTCGTCCATCCACGCGCGAAAGGTGTTATACGCGATCCCGATGACGCCGGCTGCGGCCATGCGCGAGAATCCTTCGCTCATCGTGTCCTCGACCACCTTGCAGAACTTGCTGTCGTATTTCGACGGCCTGCCTGCTGGCATGATCAGGCCCCGTCGATCACGGCGATCTTGTCGCCTTGCTTGAACGGGCCGAGGTCGAGAGTGGTTCCAGCCAGCACCACGTGCATGTCCGCCCCGGTCGCCAGCGCCACGGGGGCCGGACCGACTGCGACAAATACTGCCCCATCGAATGCCGCGATGCGGGCATAATCGCCCGCGGTTGCGGCGATGGCGGTTGCGGCGCTTGTGGCGCTGGACGTGATCTTCTCGGACGCATTAGGCTTTGGAGCCAGAACCGGCGCGCCGCCGCCCATTGCACTCGTGAACGCCACGTGAACTGTCGCCATTTTTGGCTCCTGGAATGTCTGTGTCCCGCCCTGACAACCGTTCCGTCGCCGCCGACCTTAGCCATGCCGGCTGCGCTGAATGTATTTCAGGCCCATGTCATCACCTCGCCAGTCTGAGTGGCTTGCTTTCGAACGCAAACGCCCCGGCGGATTTCTCTGCCGGGGCGCATGTATGCTCTCGCAGTATAGATACGGCTCACCAGACTTGCAGTCAAGCCATAACCGGAAATGGGTGATCGCGTCAAGACCGAGGGGTCTTTCGTTCCGTCACATCGGCAAGCGCAATGAGAGCGGCAAGGGTAAACAGCCCGTGCCGGGTCGGCGCGCGATCCTGCCAGATCGGCCGGCCAGTGCCGCGCTCGGCATCGCAGATGGCGGACTGCGCATGGGCGCCGAGGTGCCCGAGATAGCCGCGCCAACGCATCCATGCGGCGACGGCATCGCGGTCGCGCTGATCGGCGGTGCGAATGTCGATGGTGTGGCCGGTGTCGACCTGCATGGGGTCGGGGACCATCGCGAGGGACGCGCCTTTCGGATCCCCGGTCTGGCCGATGTAGCGGGCGCGATAGGTCCGCTCGGCGGCGCAGAACCCCTGCCAGACGGACCAGAGCCGCGCAACGGCTTCATGGCTTGGCAACTCGCGCA